GAGGAGTATCCCCGAATTCAAGCATGACCCCAGCACTAATACATCTTACAAAGGCTATTCTCATATTGATATGTGGGAAGTGTCTTTGGTAGACGTGCCTAATAATCCTCAGTCTTCTTTTGTTGTAGCGAAAGATGCTATTCATTCCTTTTGGTTCGATAAAGAGGAGCATGACAGAGAGTCAGCAGTGCAAGCACTTGCACTTCAAGGTGCGGATGCTTTTGAGTTAGCAGAAGACGCGGAAAAGTATTATGCATATCCGGCTGGACGTGACCTTCGTGAAGAGGGCTTGCTTACAGTCAAATCGGCCCAAGGAGTTACCATGTTGATAGGGACACCTGGGCAGGAGGACTCTGTTTCAGAAGAGTCTATGAGTAAGTTTCTGGAGGCCACAAGCCATACTAACCAAGGAGAACACATGGCCGGTATTGCAACAGCGACCGAAGAGGTCACGAAAGAAGTTGTCACTGAGGATGCTGCCCCTGTTACCGTCACGGAAGAAACATCCGTGGAGGATACAGAAAAGAAGGTAGATGAAGTGGAAGTTGCGAAAGTAGAAGAGACGGCCACACCAGCTACGCCATTGGAAGAAACTGTTGCCAAGGCCGTTGAAGCCACACTGAGTCGTATTATGCCGGCTTTAACGCAGCTTACGGAAAACCTGACGGCTATGGATACGAGGCTTACGGAGATGGCTACTAAGGCAGTGGCTCCACTTGAGCCGGAAGTGGTCGAGAAGTCCGCATTGGAACTCATGGAAGACAAGTTGGCGGACATGACCCAACAAATGAAAGATGTGAAAAAGAGTGTGGGTGATGCGGTTCCTACACGAGCACCTCGTAAGGATCTTACGGAAACAGAAGTTGAAACAAAGACAACTACTGTTACAAAGTCGGAAGATCCAAATGATTGCTTCAACGGCATGTTTGGACTTGGCCAATAGTCCCACGCTAACTACTTTTCTGCTTTCATTTTAACCAACACGGAGATTTAAAGATGGCTACATTCGGAATTAACCTTCCCCTTCCTTTCTTGGTCAGTGAAGATGTTGCCAAGTCAGCGATTGATTCCAATACACTGCCTAACAGTGTATTGAATCGCCAACAGGCGGACAGGTTCATTGACCTTCTGGTTGATACCTCTGTCTTGCTGAAGAACATCCGAAGCGAGCGAAAAGATCATTCCAAAGGGGAGATCAATAAGCTCGACTTGGGAACTATTGTCACTGAAGGTGCGTCAACGACTTCACGTGCCACCGTGTCTACGCCAACTGAGGGCGTGGTCAGTTATGACATGGTGAAGTACCGATCGGCCTTTGATCTGCGAACGGACTTCGAGGAAGAGAACCTCGAAGGTACGCAGATTCGAGACCGTGTTATGGGTATGTTTACCAAACGGATGGCTATCGACATCGAGTTGGCAGCCATTGAAGGTGATGATTCTTTGACGACAGGTGATGCCCAGACTGCCGAGAATAATCTTCTTGGTGTCAATGATGGATTTCAGAAGATTCTTGAGGCGGAAGTTCCAGCGGCCCAGCAGATTGACGCTGCTGGTGCGGCTCCTAGTAAGCTTCTGTACTATGATATGAAGCGACAGATTCCGGCTCGGTATCGTGTTGCCAAGCCTGACTACCGTTGGGTTATGCCTTCTGGGCCTGCTGCTAAGTGGAAGCTGGATTGGTCCGACCGTGAGACTACGGGAGGCGATTCAGCTCTTAGCAGTGGAATGGCTCCGGGGCCTTGGGGTACTTCGATGTTGGAAGTTCCTCTTATGCCGGAAGACCTCAGTTATGGAACTGCCGGAGTTGATGGCAGTTCTATCTGGCTGACCCCGATGGCTAACTTCATCTGGTTTATCCGACGTGAAATCACGATTGAATGGGAACGCAAGCCACGTTTGGATCTGTGGCAAGCTACTATTCATTATAAGTGTGATTTTGAAATCGAGAATCCCGACCTCGTCGTAATTGCAACTAATGTTGCTATGAGCGGAACGGATTACACGTAGTAAACAAGTGTAAGTGCTTGCACTAAGTTTTGACCTTCTCTCCCCGATAACCGGTACAGCTTAAAGGATTAAGTTGTACCGGTTATTTTTTAAGGCAGTCTAGGATGCACGGTATACAAGTACAAACCCGTGCTGAGCCTTTGACAAATGAATGGTCAGTTGACGAGAGAAGCACAGCAATCAAAGTAGTGGGCGGGATAGGAGATGCGTTAATACTCACACGGGTAGCTCTATCTGCAAAGGCAAATAAAGCGATATATGTGAGAGCACATCAAGTAGACTTAATTAAGTACTTAGTGGGGGCAGATGTATTTGTTGGAAAGGCAGCGGATCTAAATTCAACTGCTGTACGAGGACAGTATGGTGGGGTATTTAATTGTGATCCAGTATTTGTTGCGGGACATCGAGAAATACGCAACAAGGATTACTATCAATTAGCGGGAGACTTTCTGGGCATATTGTCAGCACCTTTGAAAAAGTTCCCCGAAGGAGAACCAAAACAAAAGTGGGTCGCTATACATGCTGGAGCAAGTAATCCAAATAGAAGAATAGATGTATGTGTTTGGTTAAAGCTAGCAGCATACTACGTACAAGAGGGATATAAGATAAAATGGTTAGGGACGTTTGGGGATTTTGGATACTGTAATAAAGACAATGAGTGTCTTTGGGAAGAATCAAGTTGTTTGGTAGAGCAGACTAAGATATTGCAGCAATGTGCCTTATATTTTGGGAACGACTCGGGGTTCGCCCATATCGCAGGTATGCTAGGCGTACCGGGGCATGTATTTTTCACTAATACTGTTCCAGAACACGTCATAGGTAGATACCCCACGTTGACAGCAGTGGACTGTTTCAAAGACATTGGCCAAGTCCCCAGCAGGGGCCTCAAAATAAACGATCCTTGTGCAAGTGCTTGCATTAAGCATCTCACGCCGGGAAGAGTATTTAAAACACTAGGCATGGACTTGCCTCCTGCTCATGTTGCTCAGCAAGGCAAAGCACCTCAACGAGTAGTTAGTTACAGTGGAGATTTGGATAAATTTAGGACTATTGTAACAGCGTTGGAAAAAGCAGGTTACTTTTTTAGGTACAATGGGTCACATCTCCCCGTCAAAGTGCTGGTTACTTTCGGGGATGAGAATAGTATTCAGATTGAAGTAGACGGGATACCTCATCACATTAGTGGAGAGTTACATCCCGAAGCAGTCATACGAGCTTTTCGAGAAATTCTCAACTAGAGAGAAAGGCAATAATGTCCAGTAATGTATACGTAGTGAGTTTTAGTGGAGTTGCAGTAACCGCGTTACATGATTTGTTTGAACATGTGGTTCCTACAGGTAAGCTAACGCGATTACTAGGTTGTAGAGTCAGTCAAGTATCTGACTCTGGGGATGCGGAAGCGGAACACATTGAATTCAAAATTGAGAGAGTGATAGGTTCCCCTACGTCGGGTTCCGGAGGAACTACTTTTGTTCCTATCCCAGTTGATGCTAGACAATTGGATAGCACGGCGTTAACAGCATGGGAAGTGAATAATACTACTCAGAATAGTGGTGGGACACGTCAAGTTCTAGATGTTGTGGCGGCTAGTGTGGAGATAGGGTACACGTACAAAGGTGAGTCCCTTGTTTTCGGGGCAGGGCATTCATTGGTTATTTCCATGTCAGCTCCTTCGGATTCCCTGACCCTTAGTGGTGTTTGTAAATTTCAGGTTGCCAATGAGAATACCGCAGCATTTTGAAAGTGCAAGTGCTTGCACCTTTACTCTATTCCCCCCAAGAGTGCTCTTAAATGGCGTTGGTTTATTCTGACAGAGTAAAAGAAACCACAACAACGACGGGTACAGGTGCCTATATATTGGATGGAGCAGTCACGGGTTACCAGGATTTTTCTGTTGTCGGAGATACTAACACTTGTCATTATTGTGCAACAGATGGAACAGACTGGGAAGTTGGAATTGGAACATACACCGTTCTTCCAGACCTCGCCAGAACTACAGTTATTAAGAGTAGTAATTCCGATGCAGAAGTCGATTGGGGGGCGGGCAGCAAGGATATATTTATAGTCCACCCTTCTACCCTTACTGATCAGAATCTAAAGACCACCGACGTGCCAACATTTGATGGCCTTGCTCTAACTGACGATCTAACAGTCACCGAAGCTTCTGGTGCAGGATATGCAACACTTAAAGGTTCGACCGCAGCGGGGATAATTCTACAAGATACAGGAGGAGCAACTGGTGAGCAAGCCCTTGAGATTGCTGTAGCAGGAGAGTTGGTTGGTTTCAACACACTGACAGACAATCTCGCAGTTGAGACATTCTCAGATGTTTTATCTTTCGATTTAGCAACTGGATTTGCTGGAATCGGAGGAGTACCTGCTACTGACCAGCTCAAAGTTTACGGAGCGGTTAGAGCTAGTAACCTAATTGGTTCTAATTTCGTAACAAAGACCGACGAAAACTATACATGTCTTGCGGGTCAGCATGTTGTCTACACCCTGTCGAATAATAGTTACACGCTGACTCTGCCAGCATCCCCCAATACAGGAGACTACGTTGCCTGTACATTGATTGGTTTAACTTCCTACGCTTACGAGCTGACTATAGATGGTGGAAGCAATTACATCATATGTCCTGAGTATGGTGATAACTTCACTATGTTACTCTATATGACACGAGATATGGTGGGTCTACACTTCGACGGTACTCGTTGGATAATGGTTACTGACGGACGTAGACCAATATTATCTCAGTTATATAATACCTTGGCCCAAACAGCTATAGCAAACGGAGTGTGGACTAAACTGGAGTTTGATGTCAACTACCATGACGATGGAGGTTGGAATGACTTAACCAATGAACGGATAACTGCTCGCCACCGGGTTAGGGGTATATGCGGTTGCCATGTCAAGCCAGCAGATTCCACTCTTGCTGCGGGTGACAGAATTCTTATTACTATTAGAAGGAATGGACTTGGAATCTCTGGCTGGGGCGAATATACAGCCGGAGGAGTTCATGAGACAGTTCGATATACAAATAATATTTATCTAGATACGGGAGAGTACATAGAAGCATGGACTTACCTTAATACTGGCGGAACCATTGACACAGTGGCAGGTCAAGTTGGTATGTGGTTTTCCAGTATCGGAAGATAAACAATGGCACAAATTGAAATACCAAAAGGGGCGAATGTAGTCTGGATACTGGAGCAGGCGGGACATCCTATAGGGATAGATAGTTCCGCTGGTGTTGAAGGAAACCTGTTGATAGGCCCTGACTGTACTCAGGAAGCCTTAGATAACGCATTTGCATCATATGACCACGAAGCTTATATAGTAGAACAGAAAGAGCTGAGAGACGCCAAAGTTAGCCGAGAAGAAGCCAGCAAAGCCGTTATTGCGTTAGCTCCTGAATGGAAACAACGAAATCTACTGGCAAAAGCCCTAGTCTTAATGGCTACCCACTTAGGAATTATCGACAGTCCAGAAGCTGCTGAAATGGTGGAACTTTGGAGTAAGATTGACAAGATAAGAGAAGACAGTAATAAGAAAGAAGACACATCAGAGTAGAGGTAAGGCTCAGAAAAAAAAAGTAGACTTTAATAGTTAACTTTATAGTTCGAGCCAACAAAATACAGAGAATGAATAATGGTAAGCTTTGGTCCCATTTCTTCAAGTCCTATAAGTGGTGAAGAAGAGGTATCCTCTACGGTAGCCTCAGTCATTTACTACTACTACTTGACCTTCATTGCTCAGATGGGAGAACAAATATGCTAATTAAAAACACAGCAAGCCAGAAGTGGAAAGTGTTTGCGTTTAGCGTCACCACAGGGTTACCTGTTACTGGAGATGCATCTAATATTACAGCTAACATTGATAAAGATTATGCAGGAGTTGCAGCAGTTACAGATACGAATCCCACTGAGTCTGAAGATGGTTACTACGTATTTGATTTGACGCAAGCTGAAACAAATGCAGATATTTTGGATATTTATCCAGAATCCGCCACTAGTAATGTTGTTGTGCTAGGTGCCCCTGCTAATCTCCATACTAGACTTGAGGGTGTGGGTGGAAGACTGGCAGTGGATGCTGTAGGTATTAGTGGAAGCACATCAGCGGCTGACAATGTGGAAGCCAATATTGGGAATCTGGATGCATCGGTTGCCACTCTAGATACGGTGGCGGATGCGATTAAAGTTATTACAGATCAGATGGTATTCACTAACGCGAATGAGCTTGATGTTAATGTGCTATCAGTCGGGGGCACGACTCAGACAGCAGGAGATGTTACTGCTCTTGTCACGACTGTAGACACTGTTGTAGATGGAATCCAAACAGACCTTAGCAATGGTACTGATGGTCTAGGGGCGATTAAGACCGTTGTTGACACTTTGGCAGTAGCTGATACTATGGAAGGTTTTTTCCAGATTGCTTTGCGGTCGGATGCAGCAATTACAACGGACAGGGCAGCCATACTTACTCTCGTTAATGCGGATGAGGGTTCTGGGGCAGGTGATTACGTTGCCACTACGGAATCACAGGAAGCTTTGAGAGATAGGGGTGATGCAGCTTATCTGACAGCAACAGGTTTCAGTACTCATTCTGCTCTTGATGTTTGGCATGTAGCAACATCTGCAATTGTGACGGCTAGTACAATTGGTATTCAAGTCAAGACTAATCTTGACGCGGTCCTGACTGCCCGAACTCTTGCCACTGCTGCTTATTTTGATGCCACAACAGATAATGTGGATCTCAATGCTGATCAGTCATCGGTTACTATTGGTACAACTACAGCAGTTAGTAACGGAGTAACTCTCGCAACCTCTGAAGATATCTATTGGGCACATGTTCAGTGGATTGACGATGATGGAAGCTCTAAGGATGAGTACACAGTAACGTGGTTCCTCAATGGAGCACGGATTACCTCGGGGATCACGAGTCCGACAATTCAAGTTGTGAAACGTGTTGATGGTACAGACCTTGTTTCTTCGGCTGCGATGACTCAAATCGGGTCAACTGGTTCTTATAAATATGATGAAGCGAGTAATCGTATTCCGGACGGTGAGTCTTACCTTGTTGTTGTGGGTGCCACCATTGATTCTGGATCACGGGCATTTTCAATGATTGTTGGTCGTGACACGACAGCATAAGGAATAAAAAATGGCTCCTAATAGGCTAGTAGTGATGTGGCAAACCCTCATGATGGATGGGGGTATTGGTGGGCTGGAAGAAGGAGAAGGAGTTAGTGGTAACAAATCCTTCTTCATGTACTACCTCAAACATGTGGCAAATATCGGAGACTTAGGCTAATGTTAGCTCGCAGAGCGGTCTTACTGTGGGCTATGGGTGGACAATGGGCGGAGGATTTTCCTCCGCCACCTGTTCTTCCTACGCCAGACACGCCTTTGGGGCGGGTCATGAATGTTGCCGATTCAACAAGGGGCATGGTGGTTCCCGACCGCAGATTGAATCCGATGGCTGTGGCTAACCTTGTAAATAGTATGTCTATCTCTGATTCGCTCTATACTATGCCTATCCCCGACCAAAGCAGCATGTCTATTTCCGATTCGTTTCGGACTATGTCCGTTTCTGACCAAAGTAGCATGTCTATCCCCGATTCATTTCGTACTATGTCTGTCCCTGACCAAATCAGCATCCCTATCCCCGATTCGCTTCATACTATGTCTGTTTCTGAAAAAAATAGAACGATGGGGGATTGACAATGCCTAGTATTGCAAATCAGGTGAAGCATTCAAGTGATGTAGTTGATTTCAAGTTTGACTATACTGCGTTGGGTTGGTTAGAAACTGGGGAGGTTATAACTAGCTCCACTTGGGTGGTGCCTGTGGGAATCACACAAGATAGCGAAACGCAAGATTCCACAACAGCAACTATTTGGGTATCTGGCGGAACAGATGGGGTGGATTACTTGTGTACGAATACTATACTCACTGATGGTGGTAGGACAAAAGTTATTAGTTTCTACGTACAAGTGCGAGATTGCTGAGTGTGCAAGTGCTTGCACTTTTTAAGGAAAAGGAGCTATGGGAAACTACGTAACCACGACGCAAGTTAAAAATTACAAAGTACAGGGAACACGTATAGATATTACGGCTTACTCTGATATCGAGATTGAAGCTGAGATAGCTCTGGCGGAATACTTAGTAGAACAATATACAGGTACTATTTTTTATCAGAAATCGGCAGAGACTAACTATTTTGATGGTAACGGGGACAGGATGTTATTTGTATATCCTGACGTTCATTATCCTCTGATAACAGTAACTACGCTTGTAGAAGTGGATGAGGAAGACAACACGCTGTACACATATACTACAGATGAATTTCACGTGACAGGGTGGCACTTAGAAACAACTTATTCGTCAGAAACCAGTGCTAGACGTATGGTTGCAAGAAGTGGGTTACGATGGCCAAAAGGAATGCGAAACATTAAGATACTAGGTGATTGGGGTGTAGCTACAACACCCGTCACTATTACAAGAGTTTGCACTTTGATTGCGTTGGAGAGGATGGTTCCGGGGACAACTGGAACAATTTCAGGAGCGGATGCATTAAAAAGGAGGGAGAAGTGGGATGATTATGAAGTGGAATATTCAAAGCAAGATGGGGATGCGGTTGTAGAGTCGCTAGGTTCGATGTATTTGGACAGGCTTATCCAAGGTCATATGGTGCAGCCTTCCATGTTTTTAACCCCGCAAGTTCATTTGCCCCATTAGTGCAAGCACTTGCACACGTTGGAAGGCAGGACAAATTAGTGTCAGAGGATACCCCCATTAGCACTGAGGATCGGTTGGTGGCTATTCTGGAGAAAATGTCAGGGAGACGGGAGCGTCCAGGCTTGAACCTTGAGAAAGTTGTCGCCGCTGTAATTATGTTGATAGTTGTTTCTGCATGTGGTTGGGTAGGAACAACTCTCAACGAGACGACTTCTACTGTACTTGCTCTTGAGCTTGAATTAAATCATATGAATGTAACAGTAAGTGAGTTAAAAACAGAGTTAGCAAAAAGAAGAGACGATAGAGATACCAGGGAAGAAAAGTATACTACCAACATTGCTAACCTTGAACGAAGAGTTCTCGTACTCGAAAGTAAAGCAGGGAATTGAGCTATGTCTGTAAGGGGTTTAGTTGATAAAATAAAAATCAGTACTTTGGCAGAAGCCGAAGATGCTATGGGTAATTTAACAGCAGGTGGAACTGAAGTAGCTCTTTTTGATGACCATCATGCTAGAATTACAGTACTTAGTGGTGAGGATCAGCTAAAGATATTTGGATTCACTGGTAAAAAGATGTGGAAGGTCATTGCCAAGTATATGTCTACATTGACGCAGGAAGGTACTTATTATTTGACGTTAGCAGCGGGAGCATCAGCTTCTGTTATCTCTGCCAGCACTCAGTACAAGGTTTGTTATTTGAAACACCAAAGGGATAACCAGAACAATTTTCGCCATACATCATTAGTAATCACATTGGACTAGATATGCTTACTGAGATAATAATTAAAGAGGGAGGTAGTAGTAGATTCAGTCAGAATATGTTCAGAGCTTTTCTGGGTGAAGAGTCGTTAGAGAGATTTAGAAAACAAACTGAAGCAAAGATATCAGATATCCTAATGGAATCGGTAGCTGCAGTAGTTATTCCAGCATTACAACGAGAAATAGAAGGTGAAAAGATAGATTTTAAGGAGAACCTCAAAGATAGTTTTAAAGTAGTAAAACTAAATCAGTACTCGGTAGAGGTAAGGTCCACAGTTGACTATGTTCAAATGGTGGATGAGGGGACTGAAGAAAGAGATGTGGACCAGGAAGAGTTTACAAGACTAATTGAGTGGGCAGCTATGAAGATTATAAGCCCTGACCCTGTACAGACGGCAGTAGAAGTTGCGGAAAAGATTGAAAGAGAAGGAAGTGCGGCCCATCCCTTCGTTGGGGCAGCGTTAGAAACAGCCGAACAACCCCTCATTGATCTCATTCAACGAGAAGTAGCAAAGGCAATAGGATGAGCAATGAAGTACTGCAAGGAAAACTGATAACCAAGTTAAGGACTGATGCTACGTTGGTAACGCTGGCAGGTCATACAGGGATAAATAAAACAATAGGTGGAGCGTACCCAAGAACGGGAGGTAAAGTACCTTACTTGTCTGCGACAGTTAGGTTGGGATTAGGGGCAGTAGATGCGTATCCTATGATTACTAGATTTGTGGTTAGACTTCGAGCGTATGGAAACGACATTTTAGAAGTTACGAAAATAGCAGACAGAGTTAAATTGCTGTTTGCACAAAGAACCGACAACCGAGATTTCTATGACTTCACCGACACGGGTATAAAAGTATATCAAACAACTTGGAAGAAAAGACTGGAGGCAAAACAAGTTGAGTACGCTGACGGACATGTATGGGAAGATGAAAATATCATTGAAATCATAGCGGATACTTCAGCGGCTTGTCCTTAAAGGAGAAATCACATGGCTAACAATGCTGATAATATTCTTATCGGGTCTGCCACTGTTTCGGTCAATGGGACTGAAATCGGTTACACACAGGGTGGAACTACAGTAGCGTACGATACCGAGTTTGTGGATGTTGATGCTGACCAGGCGAACGGGATTGTTCGTAAAGGCAGGTCAATGGAGCGTATGTATGTCCGGTTCAACCTCCTGGAAGTAAGCTTGGACCAGATGCGTATTGCGATGATGTTGCCGACAGTCAACCTGTCGGGCTCCGTCTTGACCCTGGGGTATAATGATGCCTGCTGGGTTGCGGAGAATGTAATTTCTCTGGTGGGTCCGGGGCCGAGTTGCGGTACTCGTACTTTCTCTTTGCCGAAGGCTGTGTCGTTCGGCAGTAAAGAGTACGGTATGACCCGAGATTCAGCTACTATGTATGCGGTCGAGATGGAAGTTCTGAAAGATACTTCAGGCAATTTTGGGACCATAACAGATTCTTAACTATCACCCCGTAAACTCTTTTTCTCCTTTTCTTTCTTTTTATTCTTGACAAAATCTTGCTTTTATGGTATATTTAAACAACAGCGAAAAAGTAAACGAGTTACGCTGAGTGAACTGTGGGTTAAATTCAAACTCAGTGCAAGCACTTGCACAGTGCTAGAAGGGAATAAAGCGTGAGAAATATCCGAACTGATGTAGATACGGAAGTAACATCACTTGGCATCAATACTGTTACGGAAGTCACTGCATTTATGCGACTGCCTCGGCGGTCAGGTGATATGCTAACAGTGATTGATGCCATCAAAGCTAGCTTAGGTCTTGTACACGTTAGTCGGCGTAGAATTCGACATGATGTGATGCGACTGTTTCGTAATGGACAACTGTAGCATTCTTGAGTAAGGGTGTTCCTTACTTCAGTGAAACCCCCCAATAAAACAAGGTAGTATACGAATGGCTCATTCTTACGTAGATATTGGTGGATTCGGAGACTTCACGGTCGTCAAGTCCAATCCGTCTGGCAATATCGTTCGATTTACTCTGACTGATCTCATCAACCAAGTAACAGATATTCGGTATCTCCGAGCAATCCTGGCTGATGCTATTTCTCAGTTCGTGATTGCAGAGCGAGCTGACCTGGATACAAACGGTGACACGGCTATCACTGATGGTGCCGATCTGGATTACCCCGGAAATGGTTATCCTAATGTTGATTGGAACTTCGGTGGCAAGTTCGGTGACCTGACTCTGACGGAACAGAGTAATATTACCATGACCGGAGATATTACTGTCAGTATTCCTTACGCAGATATTGTGTAAGTGTTACTCTCAAAAATGTAAAGAAAAATGGAGATGTACTATGGTGGATGGTGTCAAGGAAAGGAACGAGTATGTTACCAAAGACTTCAATCTAGCGGCCTTTTTGTGGGCACAGACGGATGTGCAAATGAAGAAGCACCATCCGGGGGTGGGCAATAGTCGAGAGTTATTTTTTACTTTTGTACTCCCTCTGACTACTGGGGAAATAGACACCCTCGTCAATGAGTACATGAATGAGGCTTGTTTTGTTGAGCCTCGCAGTTTTTGTGATGCTCAAAGTAAATTGAGGCAGTTGATTCATTCACAATGAAAAGTAAAAGGAAAATGCAATGTCAGTAATGGTCAAAGAACCGGTTAAGTGTACTATCAAGGGTGAGGAAATTGACGTGTTTGACCCGCCTTTCCGCAAGGTGGTGCAGCACTCAAGAGCCATTGTTACATTTATGGGAAGTTTCAAGTCGGATACAGAGTTGGCTACGGAAGACATGATTGGTATGCTGGAGGATGATGTCGCTTACGATTTGTTTTGCGTGTGTGCAAGCACTTGCACTAATCGTAACAAAGAGTTTTTTGCTGACATCACACTTACGGATGCAGCAGAGCTTATTGCTACGATGTCGGATACTATTGATTGGGAGAGTCTGAAAAAACTTTTTCAGAAAGTGGTCGGGACGATGACACCGACCGAAGAGAAGGAATAGAGCTTGAATGCGACTCCGTTGCACAAATCATAGATACATTCGCAATGCAATATGGCTGGTCCAATGAGTATATCTTGGATCGGCCTTATTGTGTATTACATCATCTTTTGATTGCAATGGGGATTAGAAAATATTATGATGTCGTTAAGGAAGTAAATACACAAAGGGCGTCGAACTCCACAGATACAAATGCAGTAAGTGATTTTTTGCGGAGTATTCGGCCACAGGATACTGAAAAGGAGTGGGCACCTAGTGGGGGAGAACTAACGGTTCCACCTGGGATGCTGCACGTCACACAGGAATAAAGAGTGCCAAGATGACCCCAGAAATTATTATTCGAATGGTTGCAAAAGTTGACGGCGTTGTCAACGGTATTCAGAAAGCCCGCGATGTGTACCACCAGTTGAAGATGGGTGTAAAGACTCAGGCTCTTGCTGAATCAATTGAAATTGAAAGGAAAATTGCAAAATATAAAAAACAAATTTTGGAAATACGTAAATTATTTAATAAAATATGAGAAAAATAATATACAACCAAATATTTCGAGATTGCAGAAAACCTGTTGGGGATATAAAATGATGGAAATCAAAGAACCCAAAGTAAGTGGTGATCCAGGATATGATAATTTTATAATATTCAGACAGGAATATGAAAAATGTTCTATTGAAATCAGTAGGTATATTACTATGCAA